GTTGTTGCTGCTGCCAACGTGTCGGTCTGCCACTCGTGGTAGACAGCCGTTGCTTTGGTGCGAGCAAGCGACGAAAGGATAGGTGTCTCGGTCGGGCTGATGTTGTAAATAACATCAGTTAGATCTTCACGTTGACCGATAGCCGTGAAGGTCTGGAATGTACCTGAAGGAACAGTCATTTCAAACTCCTAATTACAAAAATCTTTCAAAAACCCTTGCAGCGTCTTGTCGAGAACCAGTCTTTCTAAGTCGCGCAAGATCCTGTTTTGCTGCTTCTGTTGCTATGGTCTTACCCGTGGCATTACCAGCCTTTAGCATCTTGGGAGCCTCGGCAACCTTCTTGGTTACACCAGGCTTGGCCTTTTGCAATTTCTGGTACTGACTTGCCATCCACAACGTCAACACAGCGCGAGAGTCTGTTGCATTTGATAACTCTGCATCCGAGTAACCAATACTCTTTGCAAAGCTACGAAGTTCAGAGCGAACCTTCTCACCCTTCTCGGGGTGCGCGTACTCAGGGATTGCCTCGGCTACCCTTTTGGCTTCTTCGGCTAAGTGTTTCTCAAGATGCGCCTCACGCTCTGCCTGTTGCTCTCTTGCAATGCGTTGCTGTTCAGCACGAATCTGTTGAATCTGCTCTTTTTGCCTAGTCTGCTCTGCGACCTTGACCGCATACGCAATCGGGTCGGTTTCCTTCAAACTTTCAATATCCTCACCACGCATTTGTTGGCTTAGGAACTGATCCATAGCCTGCAAACGCTGAGAATATGCGTCTCTCGCCTGCTTTGCTTGCTCTACAGCAACCTTTTCAGCCTCTACAGCCTTACGCTGCTCGGCAAGCGCGTTAGTCTTTTTATGGTAATCCGTACCCTTTTGGTAGCCCTCGATAAGTTCTGAGAGGGTCACTTCACGCTCTTCACCCGCGGCTTTCACCGTAAAGCGTGGTTCCTCTTCCTGAACTTCCTCTACTGCTTCCTCATATTCGGATTCACTGGCCGCAACCTCTTGTTCTTCTGGTTGGTCTTGAACTTGCTCCGGAGGAGGTTCGCCACCACTCATTAGACCCAAGAAGGCATCTGCTGCCTGTCCCACTGTCAAGCTAGTCCCTTGCGGGTTGCTGCTTTCCATACACTAACCTCTACTTAAAAATCTTAAATCGTCTCTTCACTATCTCGCCTTCGGCGGCAACAGATTCGAGACGCGCCTTAACCTGGCGCACTGCGCGAATTGCCACGTATGACTCTTCGCGTAAGTCAATGTCGTCAGGATTACTATTGATGATACGCTCGATGTTGTCTTTTTCCAACTCATCGAAGATTTCCGTCAGAAACTCATCACCAAGTAATGCTTTTGCTCGTTCCCATCGTTGTGTCATAGCAGGCTCTTTAGTTTGCCTTTAGGCATTCTTGCTTCGTTAATGGCTTCCAAAAAGTCCTCACCGTACTTGTTTACTGCTTTCCTACGAATGACATATTCGCCGCGCTGTAGCTTGGCATAGCCCTCGTCTGGCCCGTCTGGATTAGGCCCAAGTAACGAACGAATCTTCCCGCCTTTCTCATAAGAAAGGTTATCAGACTCAACCTTTCCGCCCATATACATGCCACCCTGAGCAATACCCGAATCTTGCACGGCTTGCTGTTGAGCCTGCTGTGCGGCCTGCTCTGCTAACTGGGTATTGGTTTTCGCCCAATCGTAGTTTTTAAGTAAGCCGGTTTGGTTGAAGTAACCAGGCTGGAATTGTTGCACTTGAGACACAGCAGGTTGAACGCCAAACTCTAGCGTCATGGGCCGAAGATTTGTATACCCAGCAGCACCAGACTGGAACTGATACGGAACTTCTGGGGTTGGCGTTGTCTTGTAAAAGAACCCCGATGTTGGCGCAGCAAGGCTTGTTTGACCGCCGCCCGTTTGAAACGGCACAAAGTTAGTCGCGGGGAGGTTAAACGTCGGTGGCATGTAGCGACTAGGATCAAACGTGCTAGGCGTTGTTGGCGTAGTCGTGGTTTGCCCTAACCCCATTTGGATAGATGACTGAACGTCTGCCTCTGGCACACCCATTGCTCGCAGCATGTCTGCTGTGATCTTGTTCTGATTGAACCAAGCGATCTTTTGTGCGCCCGTGTAAACATTCCAATCGCTCGGAAGAGTCATACCGGCAGGCAGCTTCCATGTTGGTGGCGCTGCCGTACCGGTTTGTCCTAGCCCGTAAGAGATAGCCTGCTGAATATCAAACTCAGGAACATTGTACTGCCTGAGCATGTCAGCAGTTATCCCCTTGGAGTTGAACCAGTTAACTTTGTCTTGGCCTGTGTAGTATTGCCATTCAGGAGGTAGGCCTAAACCAAGCTGTCCAGCCATTAGCGTTACAGCATCCTGAGAAGGATTACGCACCTCGGCAGTAGGAGCGTCTTGCAAGCCAAGAGCCGCGAATGCTTCGTCTGTTGCGTTAGTTGGGTCTACGTTCCTGATGTAGTTGCGTAGTTCAGCCTTAGACCTACCGGATGCAAGAAGTTGTTGGATATAGCCTTGTTTTGTAGCTAAAGGCGCTGCGGTATTCCACTGCACTCCAAATACATCGTAAGTTGGTGGAGGTGGTGGCGTTGTTGCGGTATTTGACCCTAATAAACCTGTTGTTGTTCCGGTTGTTGTTCCGGTCGTTGTTCCCGTTGTTGTTCCAGTCGAGCCAAGCAAACTAGGTTGATTGATGCTAGCAACGATTTGCTCAACGGTCTCGCCATTATTTAACCTTGTTGCCAGCGTTGATTTTGCAATGCCTGTTTGCTGTGACAACGAAGTTAATTCGCTGTCCGTAAACCTCGGAATACCAAGCGCGTCGTATACCGCTTGTGTCGCATTGGTTGGATCAAGTTCTGCGATTTTTGCTTCAATTTGATCCGGCTCAATACCAGCAGCAAGAAGGGTTTGAATGTACCCCTGTTTAGTAGCCAATGAAGCATTTGGATTCCATTCCAACCCAAAGACATTGTAGGTTGTAGCCATAGGTGTGCTCACATTGTTAACGGGTTCTAGCGGAAATGCTTGTGGGGGTGGACTAACCGGAGGTGTTTCAACAACAGGCGGAGTTACCGGAGGAGGTGTAACAACCGGAGGAGGTGCTACAACAGGCGGCGCTGGAGGCGGCGTAACTGTTGGAGGAGGTGTTACAACCGGCGGAGGCTCCACAACCGGAGGTGGAACGTAAGGAGGCGGGTTTGGTATGCCTAGTAAGTCATAATTTGCCTGCGTAGCACTTGCCGGATCTAGTTCGGCAATCTTGGCTTTTATCTGATCTGGCGTAATACCAGCAGCCAACAAAGAATTAACGTAACTTTGTTTTGTTGCTAACGATGAGCCTGAGTCCCAGTTAAGTCCAAATACGTTGTAAACAGGCGCAGGAGGCGGCGCAGGTGGCGGCGGTGGAACGTAAGGAGGCGGCTCGTAATAAACCGGCTCTGGCTCGTAGTACACGGGTTCGTTTTGTACGGGAGGCGTGTATACAGGAGGGGGAACATAAGGAGGAGGCTCGTAAACAGGCTCAGGGGGCGGTGAGTACCCGTTATTGAGCATCCAATTGATTGAGTCTGTATCAACGCCAGCATTAAGCAAGTCAGTCGTCGAGACATTGTTAGCGTTGAACCACGCAATCTTTTGCGCTGCGTCGTAGCTATCCCATCCAGCCGGTAGTTCGTCAACTAAAGCCATGATTACCCTGGTATCTCAATGTTAGACGTAATGCCTGCGCCGACTTTCATAGCCTTCATCTGCGCTTCTGCCTCGAACTCCATGCGCTTGAGTTCTAACTCGGCTAGAGCCTTCTCTCTTGCAAGCTGAATGTCTGCCATAGCCTTTTGACGCTTGATCTCAATATCCGCTTGAGCCTGCGCCATCATCATTTGTACGGCAGGATCTGGGCCTTGTTGCTGAGGTTGTGCAAGTGCAGCATCAACCTCCGGTGTCACTTGCTTGAAGAACTCAGCCGAGTCTGCAAAGCCTGCTGCCTCAATCAGTTTTCCGAGCGTCGCACGATATTGCGAGACAGACACTAAAGGATTGTTCGGGCCGTACGCTTGAATGATCTGCTCTTGTTTTGCAAGAACCATTGAGAGCATCGCCATCTTTTGCTCGATGTTCCCCGTACCAAGTCCGACATTCACTGATACATCGTACTGGTTCGACCACTCTCGCGGGTCGTACTGAACATACTGGCCGCGCATCCGAATGATGACTGCTTTGTCCTGGTACTTGCATAGGAGGTGCAAGAGTCCTTTGAATAAGTCTTTTACACCCGTTTCAGAGAAGATCCTAGCGACTAACTCGATCTTGCCTTGCGAGGCTTGCGTAAGGGCTGCTATGGCCGCAGCAGTAACATTCTGTAGGATGTTGGGGTCTAACCCTTGGGAAGCCTCTGTAACGCCCGTACGCTTGGCTTGGATTGAGTCCAGGTACTCCATGAACGGGAATACCTGCTGCGCAACAGGATTGACCTGGATAGGCACAAGTGCACCAGGGTTCTTCATCCTGACCACGCCACCAGGCGTAACGCTTAATAGATCATCGAGGTTGACCTGGCCTTCGACTGCACCCATGCGAGAGTTGTTCTGTAGGTAAAGGTTATCAAGCATCTGCCTCGTTAGAGTAGTCTTGATAAGCTGGAGATCAACTGTACGATCAGCAGGGCAATCCCCAAAGAAGCGATGAGGTATCGGAATAGGGCAGAGGGTGTAAAACGGCACATAGTCGGTTTCCTCGTTGCTTAGGATTTCATTCCCCGAAAAGTGAACCCGTCTTAATTCTGCAATCCCATCTCCGTCGTAATCAGTCTTTAGGTAGCACTCGAATACTTCAACCGTCTGCATGGACTTATCGAGACTTGGCTCCATGTAAGGCTGCTCATCTCGGTTGTATCGAGCAATGTACTCAGCAGAGAACTCAAGATCGTTGTAGACAGGAAGGTTCATCACGATCTCAGCATCAAACCCCATCGCAACCAAATCAGACCTTGTGATGAGTTTCCTATGCGCGACGAAAGGTGTATCTCTTACGGTCTTGCCTGCCTTAGAGATCAAGAACTCTTCGGGAGGCACATTCTCGATCTTGATCTTTCCGGCCTTTGTTTTCTTCATCAGCGCTACGTTATGGACGCGCATGACTTGGCCGTCAATATCCTGCTCAACCGTCTCTTGTGCTGCGATCTCCATCGTGCCGTCAGACATGATGAGAGCTAATTCATCGTCGGTAAGATTTGCGTACTGCTCTTTAGTGACGCTTATCGAGTCATCCCAATAGGCTTTGATAACCCCGACTTTTTGAAGGATCGCGTCCTTGAACCAGTCGTGCATGATCGAGATGCCTGGGTTCTGCTTCATGAGCACCCAGTTTGTGTACTCGGTTGCTTGTTGGGCTAGCTGCTCATCGCCTGGGCCTACAGGCTCGAATACGCCGATCTGGTCAGCAGAAGTAAACAAACGCATAAGAGGCGGCAGCATCCCATCTACCGCTTCTGCAACCTCTCCGGTTACGATCTGGCTGCGACCCTCTACCTCGTTACCGTAGGGATCACGCATGTAGGCAGTGAGCGCGTTCTTGCGCTGCTCGACCGTCTCGGTCTCCAAGAAACCTATCGCGTTATCAATCTCACCTTGGAGAATCGCCTTTAATCGTCCGTCATCCATTTAGACCACCCAAGATACGTTAGGTTTCAGCGGCTTAGACCAACTCGTTGTTTCTGCCATGCCAACCGCAAGATACCGAAATGCGTCGCTCGCATGAGATGCCCAGTCATGAAGAGGCTTATCCCAATAAACTTGACGCTTATCGTCGTATTGTCGCCGATAATTCCTTAGTGCGTCCACTCCACGCTTAGTCTTGGAGTCGAACCAACAATAAGGAATCAGCCTTCTCACGGCTTGTATCCCATCGTCAACACTCATTCTCGGCACAATCGTGATGTTTAGCCCCGCTTCCTGTAGGAGTTCTAGCCTAGATCTTCCTGATCCTAACTCCCTGACTTGCACGTCGTGAGGCAGTAACTGCTCGGCTAGTTCGTAGTGATTCGTTCTCAGCCAGTTCACATACCAATCGAGTCCCTGACCGTGGTTCTCTACAAAGTCAATGAGTCGTGTTTCTAGGCCCACTCTCTGACATACCCAGATTGCAGTAGAGTCGCCTATCCCTAGATCCCAGGCTGCGTAAGTCTTAGCTAAACCGTCTACAGGTATGTCGTGGAATCGCTCAGACGGTAGCTCATTGAGAAGCTGTCCGTAGTAACTTCCCTCGATCGCTGAGTCAAAGGAACACTCAAACTCCTGTAGATACTTATCATCTCCCATTTCAGACTTGGCTGCATCAAGTTCAGTCTGAGGGATAAGACCAGTTTCGGATGCTCGGAACTCAAGCAGTGCCCAATCGTTATGCTGTTCTGCATGGTCTCTTAAGGTCTTGAAGTGGTTATTTCCCTTTGGGGTTCCGAGGAATAGCGCCCATCCCATTCTGTCCGATAAGGCCGGACGAACCACTTCCGACCAAATTTTAGGGTTCTGGTCTCCGAATTCGTCGAATACAACGCCGTCAAAATACTGTCCTCTAAGAGAGTCTGGGTTATCAGACCCTGCAAGCTGGATGCGTCTGCCCCAGAAATCAACCCGAAGTTCTGCAATATTCGCGGTGGCGTTGAGGGGCTCGGTAAACTTGAGGAGGTAATCCCAGATAACTCGTTTGGTCTGAGAGTAGGTAGGCCCGATGTAAGCATATCGAGGAGCCTCGCGGTTATTTTGTACCGCCTCGCGTATAAGGTGATTAACCGCGGAGACCGACTTTCCTAATCTTCTATGAGCCACTACAACAGCAAAACGCTTCTCTCCTAACGCGTCATGAATCCTTAGCTGCTGAGGCCTTGGCGCATAAGGAATAATTATTCTGGTTGCGCCCATGAGATCTGCATTGCAACTGGTTGGCCATTCTCACCTGTTATCTCGTGCTTAACGCTCTCATGCCATTTAGCCCTTGTCTTTAGCCAAAAGATCATCGCCGTGGTATTTCCTGACATGGCTTGTTGATAAAGGCTTTTCGCTACCGCGGCATTAGCATCCACGCGACCATCATCAAGCTCCCTCTTGTAATACTTGACAAGCGTATCCGCGCTTAGGTCTACCTTTGCGGCAATATCCTCGTGACGAACGCCAACCGCGGCCAGCCCTCTGACTAGCTTTCTGTTCTCATCCGTTGGTTCATGCAACACGCCCTGCATATTTTTAACTCCGAAAGTTAGTGCTCACTAACTAATTCTGCCTTCTTGCCGGTGAATTCTTCCCATCGCTTGACGATAACGTCGACATATTTAGCTTGCAACTCCATTGTGTAACAAATACGACCAGTTTTTTCCGCGCCCATCAAAGTTGAACCGCTGCCGCCAAATGGCTCAACGCAAATGCCGCCTTTTGGAAGGCTTGACTTCATTACTCGTTCCATCATTGCCACTGGCTTTGGTGTTGCGTGCCCGTGTCTCTCTGCGCCTTTAACTCTGTCAAAACGCCAGACATCTGTCATTTGATCATGCGAACTATCAAAATATGCTCGCGTTGCATAAAAATCGCGCTTCAAGGCATCGTGGTCGCGCTTCAAGGCATCGTGGTCGCGCTTAAAGGCATCGTGGTCGCGGGCGGCCTTTTGAATTTTTGCATAATGATCTGCCGTAATCATCGCCCATTGGCTTTTGGTTACCCAATGACCAGCCATTTGCGTCCCTGTAATATTGTTAAGATCTTTTGTTGTCCAACCACATCGTTTCATTTCGTTTTCTAAATAAGATCTAATCGGCTCCCAGCCTTCCCAGTAATTGTCAGCATTACTGTTAAAACCTTGCTCACCCAACATAAAAAAAAGGCAATGTTCTCCCATGGTTGCATATTGACGAAGATTGGACATGCCATCCTTTCCCCAGCTTACTCCCTCTTGATGCCAAAGAATATCGTTTCTTAATGTTAGTCGTTCAGAATCAGCTAAACCACCGCGATACCATAATCTCCATAAATCAGGCGCGTTGCCCCAGATATACGCGCTGGCGTTATCTTCGAGGAAGGTGCGAAAGGTTGCCCACCATTCCATCTGAAAAGCATCTAACTTATCTCCGTAAATGTTGTCATTTGCAACCCCTTCACCTTCTTTGCCCATTCCGTATGGAGGATCAGCGTGCAAAAGTTGAGCTTTTGCGCCAGCCATTAGTCTCTCAACCGCATCCACGCTCGTACTATCGCCGCACATAAGCCTATGCTTGCCTAGTATCCAAATGTCTCCGGGCTTTGTAATAGGTTCCTCTGGAGGCTCAGGGACAGCATCCTCGTCCGTCAATCCCTCCGTTGGCTCGAGCGCATTTAAAAGACCGTCTAGCTCCTCTACGGAGAACCCAAGCATCTCAAGGTCAATGTCCTCTGCTTTTAGCTCGATCAACTCTAGCTTAAGTAAGTCGTTATCCCACCCTGCGTTTAGCGCAAGCCTGTTATCAGCAAGTACATACGCCTTACGTTGAGTGTCGCTTAAATGAGACAGTCTGATAACAGGAACTTCTGTTAACCCTATCTTTCTCGCCGCGGCAAGCCTTCCGTGGCCGGCAATGATTGAGTAATCGTCGGAGATGAGGATTGGATTGTTAAACCCAAACTCTTTTATGGAAGCCGCAATCTGCGAGACTTGCGCTTCGTCATGTGTTCTTGCGTTCCTTGCGTAAGGAATGAGCTTTTCTATCAAAACTTTTTCTACTTGACTCACCGTATTCTCCGTTGGAGGTCATCGGTTTTTGTTCCTCGCCGAGATAGCCTTAGCCTTTGCCTTAGCATCAGCCTTAGAACTTGCGCCCCACGCCTTTAGGCTCAGAAGAAGTCTGGTAGGGCTCCCATCGGGTTTTCTCTCTGGGCCTGGCATGTTACCCATTCGCGCAAGAAAAGACGCTCTACGCGGGTTATCGCCTGACTTAACAGGAGCCTTCAGGTTAGAACCAGGGTTTGCAGCCTCGTAAGACTTACGACCCTTCTCGTTCAGGCCGCCCTTGGCGTTCTTACCCTCTTTCCTAGTCCAAGCGGCAGTCATTTCTTAGCCGTTTTCGCTGATTCTTTGAAAGCCTTAGCCGTAGGTGCGCCAGGACTCCCAGGCTTACGCATACGCTCAGGAGTTTTGCCAGCAGCCTTTTGCTTGGCTATACGCTCGCGTTTAGCGTGGATGTTTGCGTATAAGCCTTTCATTTCTTTTTAGCCTTTCCTGCCTCAGATAAGGCAATAGCAATAGCCTGCTTCGGGTTTGTTACCTCTGGGCCTTTCTTGCTTCCTGAATGCAACTTACCCTTACCAAACTCAGTCATCACTTTCGAGATCTTCTTTTCCGCTTTCGTTTTCTTCATAGCTTTCTCCGTCTTCCTCGTCTGTGATAGGCCCGCCAGTAACCCACGCCGCACAAGTTCTCAGCGCAGCGCACTTAAAGTCAAATATCTCGCAGAAACCAAGATCGCCAGCATCGACCGCCGACCAATCATCTTCTTCGCCTAAACCTTGTTCAATACAGTCAAGCATGGACTGCTTTTGGTTAAAGGCAGCGCAGTTACCGCAACGAGACTTCTTTGCTTGCTCACCAGAAACACGCCACTTAGCACCCATATCGCGCCAATATTGACTGTTAGGCTCGTTAGGGTTCATAG